ATTTATGGGGCTAAAACGTGGAAAATAAAGAAAATAGCTTCGATGCGGGGCCAAAGGCGAGTTTTCCGCAGATGGTGAAGATCGAGCCTTGTAGTAGTGTTGAGTGTGGGAATGGCCATAAATGGGCACCGCAGGTAGCTTTGCTCCAATGTCCGGGGTGTAATGGGCCGATTTTGGGGGTTAGGATGATTAACTGCCCGATTTGCAATGAGCCTGTTAAGACCTTTAGATTGAGAACTGACCATACTAATCAGGGATTTGGGATTGCGGCGATTTGCCGAGGGCAGAGAGGTGCTGCGGAGAGTAATCTGATTGAAATGACTTGGCACGCTCATGAAGAGGTGGAGAAGGTTTGGGATGAGAAAAGTGGGAGGATGCCAGCGTGAAAAGGTTTGTGGTGTTAAGGATTGACGATATTTACCGGATGTTGAAGGATTACGCGGGAGAAGCGTTGAATTTGCCAGATGATGCACAACCTGTGAAGTTTAGGGTGAATCGGGCGGCGAATGGTAGGTTGGAGATTATGCTAGAAGCTGAGAGTTGGGGAGAGGATCAACCCGCTGAGGAGATTAAGTTTGACCTACGAAGAGTCTGGAGTGCAAACTAATGGCCGGGACTAAAGTGATTGGTTTCAACGCGGATGAGTTTTGTAAGCTGATAACGCATTACAGTGATGGGAAGCTCCCGTTGGACTTTGAGCTGAAGCATGTTGCGGTGGATACGATTTTGAAGCGGCAGATTGCGTTTATTGGGTTTAGCAAGCAGTGGGAGGATGAGCCGCTCCCAGGGAAAGAGGAGTATGCTCCGTTGATGCTCAGGTATGAAGGAAAGAGAATTATGAGTTGGGGCCGAAAGGGTAATGATCCCTTCTGGCAGGATGCACTAGATGCTCCGAAGTTTAAGTAAAGGATTAGTATGGCAAAAAAGAAAAAGAAATTCATTCAAAAAGCAATTAAGCGGCCTGGGGCTTTAACTGAGAAGGCAGAAAAAGCTGGTATGAGTATTAATGCCTATGCTCAAGCACATAAGCACGATTCTGGACTAGCTGGTCAGGAATCGAGATTTTACATTGGAGTACTGAAAGGTCAATGATTTATCAAGTTCCCAACCCCGCTGAAGGTACCCACCCGTGGCGATGCCACATGCCTTCAGAGACAGCGGTGCCTCCCCGCTGCATGGGGTTGGGTTGATCGACGGGCTAACCGGGTATGACTGAAATTGACCTAGCCCACTCCCAGTGGTACGAAAGTATCTCCCTTTCAGTAGGGTTCTGGGGTCATACCCGTCCTAGGTTTTAAGTTATGAAGAAGATTGTATTTGTTGTTTTACTAGCAGCGGTCAGTGCTCAGGACGCTGACCGGGACTTCCGGGTGAAGCTGTCGAGATTCCATCAGCATTATGATAAGTTCCTTCGGAAGTTTATGGGCTGTGGCCCGATGCCGGAGAAGGAGCAGGCAGTGAAGGATGGTGTGCATTTTGTTGAGTGTGACGCGGATTTAAGTATGATAGATCAGAAAGAGTTTAAGGCTGCCCGGGAAGAAGCAAAGGTGCTGTTTGACCTGGAGGATAAGAAGTGACTTGGTTCTGGGTCTGTGCAGAGAGTTGTATTGATGGAGTGAGGAGTGAATGTAGGTGGAAGAGTTTGCCTTCTGAGAAGCCGGAGATGGTTAATAAGTGCTTGCAGTGTGGTGGGAGGGTGTTTATGGTTGGAAAGAGTAAGGTGTGGGGATGAAAGTCGCGGTGTTTGGGGATTACATGACTGATCGGTATTGGATTGGTGAGGCTAATAGTATCAGTGCTGAGGTGCCAATTCCAGTTGTGAAGATTAAAGATGTTAAGATTTTCCCCGGTGGTGCGGGGAATGTTTGGCAGAATTTAGAGGCGTTGGGGCTTGAAGTTCGTGGGTTTTGCCCTGGTAGAGAAAGCGATTTTGGATATCCGATTAAGAATAGATTAATGGTTGGAGATCATCAGATTGCAAGGTGGGATGAGGATGATATCTGTAGGCCCTATCCGGGGAAGGTATTTCCGAAGGTAGATGCGGTTGTGGTAGCAGATTATCAAAAAGGGGCGATTACAGAGGATATAATTAAGAAGATTGGGTTGCTCGGAGGCCCGGTGTTTGTGGATACGAAGGGTGATCCAGGGAGGTGGAATGGAATTGCCACGGTGATTTTCCCAAATGATAAAGAATGGTCGAAGTTTGAGTTGGGATATGCAAGTTTTCAGGGATTGGTGGTTGGAAAGCAGGGAGCGAAGGGATTGACAATTTATAAGAACGGGCAAGGAGTAATTGCTGAAAGCCCTGCCCAAGCGAGGTTTGTCCGCTCGGTAAATGGTGCAGGAGATACTGTTCTTGCTGCGTTTGTTTATAGATATCTTTACATGCCGTTTGAAAAAATAAATGAAGATTATCAAGAAATTTTAGATTTCGCCAACGCTGCTGCTGCGATAGCGGTAGAGAATCCGTATACTTATGCGCCGACCAAAGATGAAGTGTTGCAAAGATATGAAAATCGTTAATAAACTCTGGGGTGTTGAGCGGTGGTTGCATAATGATAAGGATTATTGTTGCAAGATCCTGGAGTTGAATCCAGGGTTTCAATGCTCGTTGCATTATCATCCAAAGAAGAGAGAGACATTTACAGTGGTGGAAGGGCGGGTAGGTCTGGAAGTTGTGCGGGGTTTTAGAATTGGTAACCACCAGCATCATATTTATAATCTCCTTCCTTATCAGCATATTACGCTTGAGCCTTATACGCCGCATAGGTTCTGGGCTGTGGATCTCCCTGCGAAGATCGTGGAGAGTAGTACGCGGCATGATGATCGGGACGTGGTGAGGTTGGAGGATAGTAAGAAGCGTGGTTAAACTTACAAAAGAACAAGTAAAATATAATAAAAGTACATATCAGCATAAGTGGTATATACAAAACCGAGAACGTTTACTTACAGCAGCTAAACAACGTCATACTAAAATGGACAAAAAACAACATAATAGACGTTGCCAACTTATTTTATTGGAAGAACGTAGAGCTGTTTTAATTGCTTATGGAGGAAAGTGTGTTAGATGTGGTGAAAGTAGATTTGGCTGTTTAGAATTGGATCATATTAATGATGACGGTAAACTTCATCGTAAACAAATGAAAGAAGATGGATTTAGAAATTTTACTCAATGGTTATATAGAAAGAATTATTTAAATGACCCTCGGCTTCAAATTTTATGTGCAAATTGCCACAGTTTAAAACATTCGCCGTTCTCTAAGGAATTTACGGCATGAGCATAAACTATACCTTTGATAAGAAATTCCTCGAAGCGGTTGGGAAGTTGCCAAAGAGGAGCAGGATTCAGGCACTTAAAGAGATCGGCAAGATCGAATGGCAGCGCTGTGCGGAGGATATTTTTTACTGGATAGATGAACGAAAGCACCCTGCGATGCCATATGTTTATACTCACGATCCGCATATTTACTATCTCTGTGGGATCTGTAATGATGGCAATACCTACGAAGGGAAGCATAGGAAGAATCACCTGAAGATCATTCACCAGATTGAAGTTGGCTCGACCTTGGAGATGATGAAGTATTTTAAGGAGATCCCGACTACTCGGCCATTCCCGCTGGAAGACTACATGCCCCCGATTATCGAGGCTTGGCTGAATGAACAGTATGTGTTTATCCAGAAGAGTCGGGATATGAAGGCTACATGGCTGACTGTTGCGATGTACACCTGGGATGCGCTGTTTCATGAAGGTCGGCAGCATATCTTCCAGAGTGAAGATAGCAGTAAGACGTTTGATTTGGTTAAGAGAGCTTGGATTATATATAAAAATCAGCCGAAGTTTATTAGACATTACAATCCCTCTGCTCAAGCAATGCAAGGTAGAGATACTGCGCATCCTTCAGCAGGGATCGCGAAAGCGGGGGTATTAAGAATTGATTGCCTCAATAGTGAGATTATGGGATTTCCTCAAGGGGCGGATCAGATACGTCAATATCACCCTTCAGGAGTTTTTCTTGATGAAGCTGCTTACTTGGTTGAAGCCGGACCTACATTTACCGCTGTTAAACCGGCTATTGAAAGTGGTGGAAAGTTCACGGCAGTTAGCTCGGCGAATCCGTCCTGGTTTTGGAAGGCATGTATAGATGAACTCGATTAAGAATTTTAAGTTTGCCAAAGAGCCAGAGTTAGATCCACCTTGGGTCAGGATTGAGGATCTGGGGAAGTTGAAGCTGAAACGCCCTCTGGTGCTTCTCAACGGCACCTTTGATCTGCTTCATTCCGGCCACATGAAGATCTTCTATCATGCTCAAAAAAAAGGGAAAACTATCGTTGTTGCTATGGATAGCGATGCAATGGTGGCAGGGAAGAAACCCGGACGGCCAATACAGACCTGGGTGGAGAGGGCGACTGCTTTTAGATTCCTGCCTGTAGATTACCTAGTGGAGATTAATAATGATGAAGAGTTTATTCGATTGGTTAAAGTCATTGCTCCAGACCTCAGAATCCGTGGTGTCGAGTTCCGAGATAACAAATCCCGATGCCCCGACATCCCCTGTCTCTACATCCACGACTCCGGCCAGCGTACCTCCGATATCGTCAAGCGGATTCAATCTAAGTGCAAATGATATTTATCTGTTGATTCTGTGTATCTGGCGAGAAATGCGAGGAGGGAGCGTCGATGAGCAAAGAGGTGTTTATTGGGTTATTCGGAATCGTGCTTGTGATAGCCTTCACCGTTGGCCTAAGGAAGTCGGGAAGGTTATAACTCAGCATTTGCAGTTTAGTAGCTTTAATGCTAATGACCCGAATTCAAAGTTGTTCCCGGACCATAACTCACTGGTTTATAATACAATTGTAGGAATTGTGGATAATCCATTGGCTGATAATGTCGCCGGGGCGAATTGTTATATTGATCTACCAGAAGGTAAGGAACCTTCCTGGGCAAAGCCTGAGAAGATGACTGTAAAGATAGGAAAGACGAGGTTTTACAAACTGTGAACGAATTAACATTGAAAGTTAAACCAACCGCTTACGGCCCGATGTGTTTTCTGCCGAACGATGTCTACGTCGGTGGGAGTCTAGATGCCTATGGCGAATTCAGTGCGGGTGAGCAGGATTTTTTCCATTTCGTAGCCCGAGGAGGTGCGGCAGTTGATGTTGGCGCAAATATGGGTGCTCATAGTGTTCCTATGGCTAAGTGGTTTAGTCACCTCTATGCTTTTGAACCGCAGGAGATTATTTATCGTATTCTGCGCTTTAACTTGGCTAATTCCCTTAATGCTACTAGTTATAAAGCTGCTGTGGGGAATGAAGAAGGTGTGGTTTATTTCCCGGCATTGGATTATTCTGTGAAGAATAACTACGGCGCTATGCATAAGGATCTTGGGAAGGACCAGGATATCCAGATGATTCCAGTGCAGGTAAGGATGCTGGATAAGGTTGATGCACTGAGGGCTGAAGAGAATATTGATTTGATTAAAGTCGATGTTGAAGGGATGGAGAAGGATGTACTGGAGGGTGCGCAGTATTTGATTGACAAGTATAGGCCAGTGCTGTATGTGGAGAATGACAAGCCGGATAAGATGAAAGCTCTGGTGCAGTTTATTAATAATCTGGGGTACAAAGCTTACTGGCATATTACTCCGTTGTTTAGACCGGATAATTTTTACCAGAACCAGGAGAATATCTTTGGACCGAATAACATTGTTAGTTTTAATTTAATCTGCCTGCCTGAAAAGCACTGGCTGACATTGAACAACGCTGTGGAGTGTACGCCGGAGAATATTGGACTACCGGAGGGGTATAAAATCTAGTGCCGGAACTCATCCATGAATCGGAAGGGCTGAAGATCGTCCGTAACGACCGGAATAAATTCTGTGTCTGTACGTTGTTTTATTATGCTGACCCAGAGAAGCGGAAGCCGGAATGGGAGAATACCGTCCGGCAGGGGATGTCCCAAAGAGACTGGGCGAAGGAGTATTTGATTGACTACACGGCGAAGTTTGGGGATCGGGTATTCCCTGAGCTGCAAGATAAGCGAGATTCCATTGTGGTTCCTGCAACGGACTTTGATTCTGGACAGTTCTGGGGCGGATTTGATTATGGTGCCCGAAATCCATCAAGTTTCCACGTTTATACTTACTGCGACGGAGCTTTCTACGCCATCTGGGAACTCTATAAGCCCTGCAAGAATATCCCCGAGTTCGCTCTAGAAATCAGGCAATGTCCTTATTATCATAGACTTAAGTACATCGCGGCTGATCCTAGCCTCTTTGCCAAGCGGACCCACAGTGTTGGCGGAGAACCTGAAAGCGTCGCTAACTTGTTTATTAAAGAGGGGATATCGAAGTTTATTCCTGGGAATACCGATGAGGAAACTTGGATCGCAACTATAAGAAAACATTGGGAAAAAGAAGACCCGAGTTTTAAAATCTCCGAGTCCTGCCGGAATCTAATCCGGGAGTTTGAAAACGCCACCTTTGAAGACTACTCAAGCGATAAAGTCAAGGAAATGAGCAACTTCAAAGAGGGGATTGTTGACAAAGACAATCACGCGATGGATGATAATAAGTATTTCTTTAACTCCCAACCCTCCCCGAAGTCGGGGATTAGGAGCAAGTTTGCTAATGATATTGCTAGTAAGTGGTACTCCTGGGGTGGGAAGACCCGCAAGGGCAAGCACATGGCTGAGTATCAACAGCCTGGATTTATCGGTATGAAGCACCCGCGCTCGAATGAATTAACCCCTGATTACGCCCCGGGGATAAAATACGGCTGGAAGGAACAAGGCAGGTGATGTTTACGCAATGCACGTGTGGAAAGCTTAGTGGTTTTTGTCCTATTCACCCGAGCACGTCGCCACGCTCCTGACGGGGTAAGAGCGGTGGCAAGGTAAATCCACGTATCCCCAGTAGAATCTAAAAGATGGTATAATGGTTCAAGCAGAATAAACTATGCCTAGTGGTG